TCCAACCCGAACACCATAACTTCTTTGGGTGGGTCACTCTTGTAGTTGTGGGTTTCTGGCACACGTAGGATACGTGCCACGTCTGACGTTACTGCTGGATCAGCGGGAAAGCTGTGTTTAACACATAACGACTTTAGACGCTCGGCTACAGGCGTCCACTCTTCTGGTGTTACGTCCTCGCTCAAGGGCCAGTACACATGCACACCACCCCCAGAATTAACTGTGATAGGTCGTGGCAGGCTAAGTTCTTTACAGAACCTACGTAGTTCTTTTATTGCTGCGTGTTGTGTGGGAAACTCTTTGCTCGGCCCACAGTCTAAGTCCATAAAAAATGAGCGTAGTTTTATCGCGTCATCTTTCTTGCGCGATCCCGCTTCGCCGAAAGTAGCCAGTGCAAAGTATACATCATAACCATTTGCATTTAGGTCACGTGATGCGTCAAGCACGTGGTTGAGGGAGCCATAAAACTTTTGTTTACGTTGCCCTGCCTTGTTGGAAGCAAAGACACAGTACCATCCTTCGTGGGGCACTACGCTTTGCAGAAATGTTTTTGTTTGCATTGCTCTTGCCCATGAAAGAAATGCCGTGACCTGTTACAGTCACGGCTACCAAATTATTCGTCGTCCCAAGCGTCAACTAGATCGCTAAGGTCTTCATTAGAGGCTGCTTCCTCTTTTTTCTTACCACGATTTTTTGGTTCTTCCACAGGTGCATCGTCCGCTACTTCGGGCGTTGCCTTCTTCTCTAACACGTTATTAGACTTCTTTGGTGCTGATGGCTTCTCTTGTACACCATCTGCTTGCGACACCGTGAATGTGATCGCGCGTTCTACATCATCGTGTTCACGCAGTTCAATCACCTTCTGCAGTTCATCCTCTTCCAAAGGACGCGCTGCCTTGAAATATAGCTTCGGGACATCGCTGTTGTCGTCAAAGTACATCTCTGTCACCACTGCGGATGGTGGCGCGTTGTGTGCCTGTAAGTAGTTAGCATACGCCTGCATTGGCATCTTACCGTCTACTGGCTTACCAAACACGGACATAGCTGCTAGGTTAAGTTGATATACTTTATCATACTGTCCCTCTAGCGCCACGGCGATACGTTGTGAGTAGCGACATGCGCGTGTCTCACCCTGCCCAGAGCCACGTACGTTCATGGGGCAGTCCTTACATGCAGACGCTTGGCGTTGTCCGTCTGGCACATCTGGTGAAGGGCGTTGTGTATCAGCAGACCAACAAGTCGGCCCCGATGGGTTCTCAGGATCGTATGTACCTGCATAATACGCACGTGAAATCTTAGCTGCGTCCAAGACTACTACGTTAAGTGAGCCGCTGTTGTTTACATTAACTTGTTCACCGTTAACCAACTCACGGAAACGTCCGCCACGCAGACTGATACGGCGCATACCGCCACCGCCACCACTACCCCCTGCAAGGTTGTTAGCCGTGTTTTGCAGAGATTTGAACAGGTCGCTGTTTACGAGGCTGTTCCCCTTAAATAGTTCAAGTTCACTCATATTGTGTTCTCCTTACACATCTTCGTCAGCGTCGAAATCAAATTCTAACTGACCATCTTCTAGTTCTGTCGATACCATTGCCGACCCTACAGTTCCTGCGGCAGTCACAGTAACTGCTTCTGAAGCACTCTCATCTTTTTGTGTTTTAGTAAGTGCTTCTGCCACCTTGTCTCGGTTGAACCGATAGGTGTTGCCCAACCCGATGTAGGTATCTTCGGGGATATGCCCCTGCCGCACCCACACACGGATGGTAGATACTGACACATGAAAGTACTGTGCCAAGTTCTCAATAGTTACAAACGGACTTGTTTCTTTAGTCATTTCTTCCTCACTGAAATTGCGTATTCAGCATCCACGTTCAACCCCGGTGGTAACAAGTCAGGGTTCTCTTCTAGGAACTGCTTTACGTTTGACTGATTAAGACGTTTGTCTAAGAACTCTGGTACTTCATGTTCCAAGATAAACTTATGCATGGACTCCCAATCGCTAGTCCAAAACCGCTTCTTGAGACTACGGTAGAACAAACCTTCCGATGTGCGAACACTTTCGACGTTATGCTCCTTGCAGTGTTCAAGTAACGCATTCTTAATCTTATCCTGTTGTCCTTTGAGGAGGTCATCTTCCTCTTTGAACTTCGCCGACAACTCCGCACGTTTGTCTCTTATTTTTATGTATGTGCGCGTCAGCTTTTCTACAGGGATGTTTTCATTGCTCATAACATTCTCCTTTGCTGAGACTTAACTTCTACTATCATCAGATGACTTAGTCAAGTATCTCTTTGTAGAGATCGATAATTTTTGAGTGTACGTCTATTCTGTTATCAAGTAGTGAGTATACGTGTTTTTCGACAGCAGAACCTTGTAGTTGGATCACTGTACATGGGTGGCGTTGTCCAGAGCGATGCACACGCGCGTTTGCCTGTGCGTACGTCTCCAATGAGGAAGTCGGACCCCACCATACAACAGTATTTGCTGCGGTTAAAGTCACACCATGTGCTGCCGACTGAGGCTGTATCACCAATATCTTGGGGTCAGGCGTATCTTGGAACCGTTTGAATATCTCGGTGCGCTTCGCCGCAGGCACGTCCCCGCGAATCACTTCGGCGGTATAACTGTCAGCGCGTAGCTTCTCTACTAACACGTCGATAGTGTGCTTGAACGGTACAAAGATCAGAACCTTTTGACTGCTCTCGTCTATAACTTCTTTGAGTACGTTGTATCGGTTCTTGATGTCGAACTCCAACGTAGACCCATCGTCTGTATATACAGCCCCTGCACTGATTTGCAGTAGCTTGTTCATGGCAATAGCTGCGTTCGTAGCGGTTACCTCTTCGCCTGCTGCTTCCATGACCAGACGGTTCTTCAACTCTTTATAATATTTCTTCTGCTGCCGCGATAGTTCGATAGCGCGTTTGACATACGTCATCTCGGGCAAGTCTAGGCACTGCTCCTTGGTAAAACGAATCGCGGGTTGTAATGCGTTGTATACCGTCTCGGTTGCTGTTGGCTTCGGTATCCACTTGAACTGCGATATCTTCAACATCACTTGATCTCTGAACGAGCCAAAGAACCGTGGTACTGATGTCGGGTTAACAAGTTTAGCTAGACCATACGCGTCCAGAGGTGACTGCGCAGCGGGTGTACCTGTCATCATCCACAGCCAAGTGTCCTCGGTAACCAGTCTGTTCAGGCACTTCCACCGTTTGCTCTGTGCATTCTTATAGTGTGTAGCTTCGTCTACGATAATCAGATCAAAGCCGCCGTTACGGATGTCCTCTTCGACGATCTCTACACCATCGTAGTTAATCACAACGAACTCTGCACCAGAATTGATAATCTTCTTGCGCTTCTCTTTGGCTCCGTGTGCCACGTCCACTGTGCGGTGCATGGCAACGTCAAACAAGTCTGCTCGCCACGCCGAATCCATAATAGATAGGGGGCAGATAACTAACGCTCTGCGGATGTGACCCTGCTGCATTAAGAAGTCAGCAGCCCAGATAGCAGACGCGGTCTTGCCTGTACCCTGCTCGTTGAAGCAGAATGATTTGCGGTGCAGTGTCAGAAACTCAGCGGTTGTACGTTGGTGGTCCATAGGCTTGAACCGACCCGACCACTGATATCGTTTGGTAATGGGTGACGGTGCCTTGACCCCTAGACTTCGCAGGGTGTGTACCTCGTCAACTCCCCAGTTAACAGCGACCTCGTTTGTGCCTACTTCCTTACTCTTCGGTATGGTTTCAGTGACACGTTTTGGATTGCGTAACTTTAACAGTAACGCCTTATCACGTAATATTTTCATGTTATCTCCGTTGTTAGTGCGGCACTAACGTTTTTTGCCTTTGCTCAAGGCACCACCTGCTGCACGGTTTTTCTTTCGGCTCTGTATCTTGTAGCCATCTTTGTTTGTCCCACCGCGAGACAATGGTTTCTTATGCGCGATATCCTTACCCTCGCGCTTGTCGGCCTTGCCGTTCTTGTTCTTATCGACGCCAGTCTTGTCCACCTTACGCCGTGCACGTTGCCGTTCCATACGATCTGTGTGTTCGCCGCGCTTCTTCTGCTGCGCGTACTCTTTCTTGTAAGGACGTGGTTTGTTCTTGTATGGCATCAGTTTGCTCCGTTATGTGGACACTCTAATATGGGGCAGTGACGTTTGCATAACCCGCTAGGTTTTGGGTTCCAGACGTTTGCTTCAAAGGCTTTCTCCATCATACCATGTTTTGATAGCCATTTCTTCCACAATTCTTCTTTATCAAAGGTAGTATATTTATCTTTGACTAGATCGTTTGCGATCACGAACAGCAACCCTGCATGGATTTTACTGACTGGATAGTGCGCGAACACCGTCAGTGCCATCAACTCTAGCTGTCCTTTGTCAGCATACCGTGACGACTTACCAGTCTTGTAGTCAATCACCCATGCCATGTCGCCAAGCACGTCAACAATGATAAGGTCAGCGATCCCACGAAACCACACGTGCTTGTCGTAGAAGCCGCAGGGTTCCAAGTTTTTGGTCAGCCCCATCTTCTTTTCTGTTAACTTCTTACCACGTCTTTGCCGCAATGAATTTAACGCTCCCTCAGCAAAAGAAAACTTTTTCGGTAGGGGGGTGTCTTCGCCTACGTAATCCTCTGCTGCCTTGTGGAACTCAGAGCCGTAGCGGATAGCTTCCGTCTGCTCAAAGGGAACTTCCTTCAACACGTGCACGTGATAGAACTGCTTAGGGCAAGTTTCAAAGGCTTTTAGTTTACTGTACGACCAAGGTGCTGCGCTCACTCGCATTCTCCATATGATTTGGCGGTGCCTGCTTCACAATCTACAGGTAGTCCTTCCGCCCAGTCAGGTGTCCACCGCATTGTCTCCTCAACATACTCTACTGCATCGGCGACTTCGGCATCGGGTACACAGCATACGATTGAGTCGTGTACAGTTAACACCACTTTGTATCTTTTAGCAATCCGTAGCATCTGGTCACCAATGATGCATCTTGCGATGGCTTGACAGACGTTCTCCACAACCTTCCCACCGTAGATTTTCTTCGCGCCGCCTCGGACCTTGTAGTAATACTGCGGACCTTTCTCTTCCTCTTCTGCAAAGAGATCATGATAGAACATGGGTAGTCCAGAAGGCAGTATAACAGCTTTAGCTGTAGGGTCTACGTCAAGGACTCCGGGCTTACCGATGGAAAGCTTATCACCCTGCGCCATGTACCGTATCATGTTCTGGCAGTTGCGCCACAGTTGGCTGATCTTCCAGTTGGTATCGCGGTAGATGTTTATGACCCGCCGTGCTTCGTCTAAGTCCATATCAAACCCAAACGACTTTAGCTGCGCTTGGAACTTGAGTGCACCCATACCGTAACCTGCGCCAAGGATAGTGGTCTTGCCGACGAACCGTTGGTCTTTACTTACCTCGTCCACACTTACACCGTAGATACTGGACGCCATCTTCTTGTACACATCTTCTTTGTTAGTGAACGCACTAACAAGATCATCTTGCTCCGCTAGCCATGCCAAAACCCGCGCTTCGATCTGCGCTGAGTCAGCTTCAACTATTGTGTGTCCCTCTGGTGCAATGATTGCCTTCTTTAGTGCCTTGGCATTCGGCCCTCGGCTCGGCAGGTTTTGCAGATTAATCTTATCATCACCGCCCCATCGACCAGTATGCGCGGCGTAGTATCTCACTGGTACGGGCAGCAGGCCACGCTTCGATATATCTATAAACCTCTGAGTACGTGTTTCTTCCAAGGTACTTTTGGTACCCAGTCTAGCTGCGACCAGTGCTTGCACCTTGTCGTTGTCATGCTCCAACAGTTCTTTAAACGCTTCGTCATTCTTTGCGAACGCATAAGTTTCTTTACCTGTGGTGGGGCTTTCTTTTGTCGGGGGCACTACACCTAAACTCTCCAACATGGCAGCGAACTTCTGGTTAGACATCAGGTCTTTCTTGTCTGTGATCCCCGCCTCAACCATCAACTGATCCTTGCGGTCTTTCACATTCTCAAGGTGCATCTCTAACAGACCAAGGTCTAAGTCCAGTGTCGGCTCGGTGAACATACGCAGGGTCAGGTCAATCAGACGCAACTCTTTGCGTGGGAACTTCTTAGCCATACGCGTGAACAGCTTGAAGGTTAAGTCCACATCATTCACACAGTAATCACCGTACGTTGACAACTCATTCGGTAAGAAGTCCTTCCTCTGCTTGCCCATAGCACGGACAACCTCGGTGCCTTTAACACCTACACCGTATCGCTCCGCTACAGCTTTGAGTGCGGCAGAAGTCTCGACACCGTGCAGTGCTCTCGCCATGTGCATCGT